GCTCTATTCTGAGGCGGCAGTTGAATTTCGGCCTCCCATCTTTGGCCGCTATGATTATGGATCTGCTGCTTAAAGCTAAATGGTGACATCGTTAAAGCAGTTTGATTAACCGCTCTTAGCGTAATTCTCATTAAACCCGTGTGGGTAGGCAGCGATCTAGGATATGTAATAGCCATTTAAAATGCTCCTGCAAATGCGCCGCCACGCCGTTTAGCGTCTAATACAGCAGCTTTAGATGCCTCTGCTATCTGAGGCATCAAGCCTAGCACTTCAGCACGAACTGTCTGTTGTACACCTGTCGTAACGTTGATTGTTTGATTAACAATAACTTCATTCCCACCAATTTTATTATTGGGAACAAGATTACCTTTAGATGGCGGGAAAAATACCTCTGGCCCACGTTCACCAACCACTATTCCCTGAGAAGGCGAAACAGGCCCACCAAATGCACCAGCGCCACCTGTCGGAACAAATCCACCACCAGAACTTGGGCTAAAGCCAAATAATCCCATTGCAGCGTTTACAAGCTGCTGGACAACCAAAACTCTATAAAGTTCTCTTATGACTTGTGCCGCCATATTCTTAAACGCATCTTCTACGCTCAAAGTTCCTTCCGCCAATTGCATCATGCTACCTTCAAGCGAATTAGCAAAATTATTTGCAACAGCCGTATAATCAACTAATTCACCAGCTGCTATTCTATATTTATCTGTTGCAAAGGCTGTGGCTTGAGAATGTTGTTCTTCTGTAATTGCACCAATTTCTCGCGCCCGATTTAACTTAGTCATTGTTTCTTCGTATTCAGCCGCCGCAGTTAATACTGGTTGGAACTGCTCTGCAAACGTTGCGAGCTTTTGTTTTTCTCTGTCTAGCTTGGTATCTTTCTTTTCAGGGCCACCAACGATTTCTCCGCCCATTCCCATCATTAAAATGTCCATTGCATTTGGAATGACAGATCCACGGCCACCAGCCTGAAATTGAGTAATTTCTCCAATATCAGTAACGCCAGTTTTTACGTCTGATAAAACCGTAACTAATTTTGCGGCATCAGCTTCAGCCTGACTTGCAGCTTTTGCTAACTCAAATAATGCATCAGCACCTTTATCAGTTTTTGGATTTAAATCATTTACGACTTTAAACAAATCGCCCATGACTTGAACAATATCCTCTGGAGTTTTTACATCTTCCAACGCACCCAAAGCATCAACTAATAAATTTGCCTCGTCTTTAGAAATCTCCAATTGCGCGACAAGTTTTCTTTGTGCTGCACCAAACTGTTCAGAGCCAAATCTAAGCCTTTCAAAAATACCGGAATTTTTACCAAAGTTGCTCAATTCCCTTGTCGCTGACATTATATCACGAGTTAAATCTTGAAGCGTAAGTTGCCTCAAGGCTTCCGCAGTATCTTTAACATTTTGTGCATAAATTCCAAATTCGTCAGTCAATTCAGACAAAGGAGCGCGGCTTGATTGCACAACTGCATCTGCATCTTGCAAGCTATCTGAAAACTCATCTAACATATCAGCCGCAGATTTAGATTTTTGTCCCATGCTGGTAAACATCGCAATAATCGGAAAACCGACAGCAGCAATTACACCTAATATCGGCAAGACGGTTCCCATTGCGCCGCCAAGAATAGCAAATCCACCGGCAATTTGTGGCAACTGCATTCCCAAAACCCTAAATATATTAGTTCCCATAGACGCTTGAACAGCAATATCACCAAGCTGGTTTGCAGTGTTTTGGAATACAAATCTTTGAGCGCCAGACATATTACCCATGCGAGAAATAGCCGAACCCATGTTATTACTGCTGCGAACAACCGCCGCTTCCGTGGATGTTGCGGATTGCTTAACCGAGTCTAATGATTGCTTAGCGTCACGCGCACCAGTTTTAATTCCTTGTGCGTTAAGATTTAGACTTATTGTTGCCATATTCTTCGCGCTCCGTTCGATCCAGTGCCATTACAAACTTAGCAACTTGCTGCCGTTCCATCGGGTCATCAACTCCCGCATGGATGCAATATGCCATAATTTCGCTGAACGGTATAGGGGAAACGCCACCATAGCCAATTTGCCTAGAGCCTCGCAACATATGAAAAGCTGTCCATGCAGTCATATTTGCGGGAATAGGTTTATCTTCTATTTTCAGTGCGCCTTTAGACATCAAATAAGTTTCATCACGCGGTGAATACCTAAAAGACCATAAAAGCGCATCAATTAGTTTTTTTCCGTTTCTCCATCCGCTTCAGCACGAAAGTTAGATAATTCATCAACGTATTTAGCAAATTCCATAAAATACTCAGATATTTCATTTATGCGAATATCAGCAAGTGCAAGGAAATGATCCTTATCACACTGCATTGCTTTGCTATCGTTTTTAATATTTGTATTCCAAGAAATAACACAAGCATCAAAGATCGCCTCAAATAACTTGCGGCCAACTTCCTTATCAGTTGCTGCGCTCATTTCTGCATATTTAGTAGTATCTTTTATCAGCTTTGCGCTTTCGATGGATTTTGCTTGGCGATATGTTTGTATGTCATCACGCAATCTAACCAAATCAGGATTTGCCCAGCCACCAGCGCGACACTTTATTTCTATCCACGTTTTATCTTCCTCAGACAAAAAGGTAAGTTCATCAGAAAATTCGCGCCGATAGGTCATATCGGACATTTTAGGTTTCTTTAAATTAAGCATTTCGGTTTCCTCGTCGGTTTTGATGGGGGCTGGAATACCGACAAACCAGCCCCCTAAGTGCTGCACTTATTCGGTTTTTGTCGGTTTAGATGTATTAGACCCAGCGAGATGAGGTTTATCCGCAAGACCTAATTTTTTTACAACGGCATCTGATATTTTATCACCAGCCCTAAAAACCACAGGCTTGCCATCAATATCAGCGGTGAATTTTACCAAAGCAATCATGGCCATTATGAAACAGCCCTTGTTAGCTTCATTGAGGCATCTTCTGTTGTTTCATCATAAAGCGCTCTGATGGTAATATCTTGCATTGAGTTTGTGGCAGTAAAATCCAAATTAGAACCAGTGAATTTACAAGTTGGGAAAACCAACGTGTATTTCTTGCTAGATACAGATCCCAAGGGGAAAGTGACGCTAAACAAACTGTGATCGGTATCACGCGCTGCGTTATACATAGCTGCAAAGTTTGCATCTACATAAACCCGCGCAGTAATCTCAGCTAATGCTGCGCCCTTTGTTAGGCCACCTTTTGTAAAACTGTTGCCAAGAATATTCTGCGCTTCACGGCCATCATAGTTAAAGTTAATCGTGGCGCTTTCAAATGCATCTAACGTGTAACCGCTAAAGGCAATCGTTCCAACATCTACTCCAGATGAAAGCGGTGTGCGCTCAGTCTGATCTGTAAAAGTAGCGCCTGTTATCGCGCTGGTTGATGTATCTGATGAACCCATGCCGATCAGATCAAAGGCAAAAGTAATATCTGCGTTTGATGTTAGAGTAATTGATCCACCAGTTGCTTCAACGCCTTGATAGCGCATCATCGTATTTGTGCCGCCTTCACCCGCTGCAATGGCGTTTTCAACCGTCAATGATTGCGTGGTTTTAGCGTTCTTCAAAACATCAGTTGTCCAAGTTCCTTGGAACAAGCTTTCAAAGAAATCATCATAAGCACCATAAACTAATGTGCCAGACATATTTCCCGTAACGTCAATCCCGCCAATAGCGGTTTGTACCGCTTCGCCCTTGGCCGCTAATGATCGATGCTCAATCATATTAGGTGCAGCGGTCATATTAATTGGAACGTCACTGTTAGTGAACGCTGGGTTTGATGGTGTAGTTCCAGCCGTAGCTTCAGCCACAAAAGCTGATCGAAGCTGATTTGATGCAATGCCAGTCATGTTGTGGCCTCCTATTTATACTCGTAGCGCACGAATGGTGCGACAAAAGTTGCGATATGAAAAGGTATATCAGAAACTTCGCCAGAAATATATGGGTGCTGTTGCTCTGGTGAAAATCTGATGAACTCGTTGGTAGTCGCTACTGCACCCGCATCTGTTATTCGTTTATCAAAGAAAATGCCATCTAAAGTTTCAGCATATCCCCGCCAAGTCTGTGTTCCTTTGCCGCTTTCGGTAAAGATTTGAATGCTTACTAATCCAATGTGATCAATCCGATTTGCCGCAGCGCCAATAGATCCCTGCACAACCTGACCGTTCTGAATTGTAACGCGAATGCTGTTGGCTGTGGGTTCAAACTCATGCCCATCGAAACCAATCGGCGTTGCATCCGACCATTGCGTATTTAAATATGTTTCGATTGCGCGGCGCTCTGTTGCATAGCTCATATCAGAATATTCCTATATTTGCGCTGCATTTCAGCGACAGTCAAAGCCACCATTCCATTTGGAGCTTGCTTAGACCATCCATTTTCTAAACGGTTTGCATAAGGCAAATTATTCTGAATTATTATTCTGCTATCTGTATTCATGTCAAAAGTATCAATAACGCCTGATCCTTTGGTGATTGTTTGACCACCATTTTTATCCGTAACCTGACTAGACGTTTTTTTTGCAGCGTTTTTTGAAACTATCCAATTTCCACGAAAACGACCCGTATCAACAGGGGATTTCATAACAACTCCGCGCAAGCTATCCATTGCAATTAATGAAATCGCATCCTCAATCTTTTCTTCTGTATCAGCTATTTCTTTGTTTAGCTGCAAGGTAAATTGCTTGGCGGTCATTTTTCTAGCACCACCGCATATTGTAACGAAACAGAGCCAACAATGGCTTGCGCCCGTTTTACTTCATAATCAACGCTATTAACCGTTAGCTTATAGCCTTCCTTAACAACCGCAGAAAAACCTTCTAGCAATACAAGCTGATCTTGTGGGCCAATAACTGTATCAGGAAAAATATCATTTGCAGGGATCTCTGTATCAAACAAAGCCCTGCCGTTAATTGTGGTTGTGGTTACTGGATAAACGCCGGTGCTTGGATTGTAAGTGCCATTTGTATCATAGCTTATTGTGGCATCATCAATGGCATCTGTAATGGCTAAAGCCACCGCATCAAATGCTGCATCAGCAATGGCCGTGATCGTTGTCATGCTCTCACCATTTTAATCTGTGAACCACCGAATACAGTATATCTTGAAACCAACCCTTCAATCGCCACGAAACGCGGTATTTCTCTGAAGTTTGTATATTCGGTTTCTGTTTCCACTGGCCCAGCCTTGCT